GTGAGGTAGTTAGGTGTAAAGTTAGCCCAGTTACTACCATTGTATTGTAATAATTGACCATTTTGGGCACCAGTAATAGAGACATCAGTGTGGTTAGAAACTGCACCATACCCAACTAGGTAACCTTGTCCTGCATGGTTGCCCCATGAATATGCAGTGTTCCAATTAGAAATTCCTGTAGTAGTTACTCCTGCTGCAGGTGATGCAGTAAATACTGGATCAGATTCTGAAGTTAAGAAACCTGATAAATCTGGTGGTGTATAAGTAAATGCACCAGTACCATCATTATATGAAAGAGATCCAGTACCAGATGCAGTTGCAGTTGAAGCAGAAAGGTCTGTTAGTGCTAGACCACCACCTCCACCTCCACCAGTGAGATCATTAGCTGCTTTCCAAGAACTAGAAGACTGTTCCCACTTAAGAACCTGACCATCAGTAGGTGCAACACTAAGATCTACACCATCAAGATCTCCTATAGTAGTGCTAACATCTAGTAGCTCTATCCAGTTTCCTGCGTGTGAAAAATATCCTTTACCAGTTGCATGAACATGAGCAAACATACCATGATACGTACTTGCACCAGGAAGATCTCCTATATTATCATAGTTATTACCATATAATAGTTTACCAGTAGTAGTTAAATTATTAGATCCTAAATCAATACCATCAGTAACTAATACTCCTGTAACTGTCGCTCCCGAACTAGTGGTTTCAAATTTCTTAGTTGCTGTACCACCAGCAGAATGATACAATTCAACTGTTCCAGAACCACCATTATAATCAGAATTACAAACAATTGCATTTCTTACAAACTGAGTTCTTATTTTTATAGCAGTGCTTTGTCCACCATCAATAAAGAAAGTATCTCCTGACGTCAAAATGTAAGAAGAATTATTGCTCCAAGATCGCATAGAGAAACCACCAGTCTCACCATCACCTATTGTGATTCCTGATCTATTAAAGAATTTTAAGGTATCTAAATCATTGTTAGTTCCATCTCCTTTGTGGAATTGCATACTAAGTGCAGCACCAGCATTAGGATTGCCTTCAAAATCTACATTTTCAGAGAAAGTTGTAGATGCAGAAAATGTTTTAGCTCCAATAACAGTTTGTGTTCCAGAAGTTGTAACATATCCTGCCTGTGCGTGATCTCCCCAACCATATGCAGTATTATAATTAGAAACATCTGGTGGAGTGAAAGTAAATTGTCCGTTTCCTGCATTATATGTTAGTGCTGCAATACCTGCAGTTTCTGTTGTAACACTAGGTAAAGGAGGGACAGTAGGTTTGTTATTAATAACTGCAACACCGCTACTAGCATTCCAATCAGAATTTATTTGTGCTGCAGGGATAGTAGGTTTATTTGTCAGACTACCATAATCTCCATCAAAAGGAGTAATCCAAGCAACAGAAGATCCAGTTGTAGTAAGGACTTGACCAGAAGTTCCTGCACTACCTGCTGCTTGAATAGGTTTACCAGCAGGAATATTAAGACCTTCCTTGAGGTCTATCGGTGCATTATCACCGTAATTAGCAATTTCATTTGCAAGAATTTTTGACATACTTCCAGTCCTGAAGACAGTTACACTAAGCTAGAAGTATTTATCTAATTATTTAAAAGGAGGACCACCATACCATCCAACTAATGCTTTTCTAGTACCAGAGTTAATCCGTCTAACTCTATGCATACAGTCTGAAGGAAATATAATGGCATCCCCACAATCCATTTTAAAACTAAACATTTTTCTACCAACATACAGTTCAAACTCTCCACCTCCATACTCTTCTTTGGGAGAGAGACACATACTGATACTTAATTTTCTTATATGATTAGGTGGTTGCTCATAATATGTTGGAGAAATGTCAGTGTGCCAATGGTAATGTGATTCATTTGTATTGTATACACATAGGTGAATAAAATCTGCCCAGTTATGCAGATCAAAATGAAACAAATTAGTATTAGCACAATTGACAAAATGAGCAAGCATACCTGAGACCCAATGATCCGTAGGGATTCCTTGGGTCAGGCAGTTCCTAATAGTTTTATCACTTTCTCCTGGATCTTTTCCTGATTCAGTGACCCTAGCTTCTTCTAGTTTTAGTTTAGATAATTGATTAACAACAACGTCACTAACAGAACTATCGAGTGCTGTGGGTAAGTAATAATAATTAAGAACTTTGCTCATAGCTATTAATCCTCTTTGGAATCTTTATAATCTCCAAAAGAGATAACATCTGCTGATCCAGAAGTTTGAATATTGATGTTCTCAAAATTAAATGAACCATCCATGAGGTCTAAATCTTTTCCAATCTTAGTAGTTGGATAAGTACCTCCATTAATATCAGGATCTGTAAGATTGAATGAAATATTATCATTCAAATTATCAAACCACTGACTAGTTTGATCTGAAAAACGAATAGTGTTAGAGACTTTCTTTCTCAAATCACGAACTGAATTATAGTTTTCAAAAAGTTCGTTTAGGTATGCATCTTCGCCCTCTGCAAGAGCGTTTATCAATGCCTGACGGATAGCTTCTTCAGCTTTTTCCAAATGTGATCTAACGCTCATAGTAACCTCTATGTAAATTTATAAAATGAAAGTAGTAATTGCTGCGTATCCAATTAGTATAGCACACAGTCGAGAAAGAACAACATAATATTTTTTAATGGGTGTCCCAAAATACTGCTGTCCAATCATAAGACACTTGTGTGCTGGTGAAATCAGGTATCCAGAATACTCAGTGCAGAGAAACCACACGAGATACTGAGGACCAAAGATCAAAACTAATGCAGATGTCATTCCAGCATACTTACCAGATGAACCCATGATATAAGCAGCAACCATAGCTACCAGAGAAGCAGGAATAAGCATCTCAGGTGTTGCTGCACTAAGATATGCCATGACTGGTCCTTTGATCAGTCCGACTATACCACCAAGAGCAAGAACAATGGTTGCAATAATGGCAAACTTGCCATCAAGGTATTTACCCCAGTTCCAATCCTTACAAAGGATACTGTAATAACATGCCATACCAGCAAACCAAGGGAAGAAGAACGGTGCTCCTGCCTTGCCTACTGTTAATAGGAACCATAGTGTTGCAATGAAAGGTGCCCATCCTCTCAATGCTCGTTGCCAATCAAACTCCCTGATATTACTCATGTCAGGGACAACACTTCTAGGATCTACCTTAGAAAAAATATACCACCAAGTATATGCTAAACATATACAGAGTGGAATAAATGTATAACCTAACATCTGCCCATAGGTTATACCCAATGCTGCCATAGGAAGAGCAATTGTCTTCTCTAATGGTGACCACCAATAGTAATGGTGTGTTGATAAGTAATCAATGATACCAAACTCACTTCTCTTTCTCTTATCTGGAGGTGCAATAGCATCTAGTAGTGGTGCAGATAATGCAACTCTACCTGGTATTGGTAGGACTCCACCAAAGATAGAGGTAATGATAATCATCACTCGATTATCTTTAACATACCTCTTAGCTAATGAATAAACATCATCAAGTACATGGTACTGTCTGATGAATCCACCTAGAATCATGATCCCGAAGATGTAACCCATGTAGAGTTCCTTCTGCAGGATCGAAGATATAATATCGATCATTATATGTCACAAGGGTTTTGAAATTTAGTTATATCAGTGGCAATATACTTAGTGCCATCTTCTTTCTTAATAAGAAAGTCTTCACCGTGCTCAATCTGAGTGGTATACTTGTCTTTATTTTCTTTAAATTCTTTCTCAGTTAGTTCAATCATAATTGACAGCAAATCTTTTCACGTTGCATATGTTGAATTGACTCTTGACATCCACCAAGGTGAATATCATCAAGAGTCACTTGTGGGAAGGTTGATCCCTCACCAAATTTAGCATAGAATTCTTCTTTTGTAAAGTCACGATCTAGTTCATATGATACATGTGGAAGTTCTTCTATCTCCATCACTTTTTTCATCTTTATACAATATGGACAACCAGATTTTGAATAGATTATAATCATTCTTTTAGATGTTTAAAGTCTTCTTCAAAGATTGCCAGACCTGCATCTGTCAAAACATGATTATACATCTTGTCGAATATTTTAGTAGGTAGCGTAGCTACACTCGCTCCATAAGAAAAGCATCTAGAAACGTGATGAACATCACGCAAAGATGCTGCTAGAATTTTAGTTTCACATCCCTGAACATTATACAATCCAGAGATAGCACGTACAAGTTCAACACCACTGAAAGAATTATCATTAAGACGACCCACAAATGGTGAGATATATGTAGCACCTGCTAGTGCTGCCATTGCTGCCTGAGCTACAGAGAAGCAAAGGGTGACGTTAGTTTGAATACCCTCACTAGATAATTCTTTACAAGCAATAAGACCTTCTCTAGTAAGAGGAAGTTTGATTGTAACTTCTTCACCAATCCGAATGTACTGTTGAGCATTCTCAACCATTTCATCAGCAGTATCTCCATTAACTTCTGCAGAGATACTCACAAAAGAAAACTCTTTTGAAAGGGTAGTAATAAAATCAAGATAAGAAACTCCTGACTTACGAACAAGTGTAGGATTCGTGGTGATACCAGCAATTAAACCAGTTTCATAACGATCTTTAATCTCTCCGTAATCAGCTGTATCTAGAAAAATTTGCATAACAATTATTAAGGTTTATTATATAGGAAGAGCTTCTTTATAAAGGAATTTCTCCTGTAGATTATAGAATAATTTATAGTTTTTTGTCAACACGTAATACCCCTTTATGTCACTACCATCACAATGATAACCATACCCTTTGAGAGGTTCATTAACTCCATCAATTCTGAAGCATTTGCTACCATTTTCTAGGTAGTTGTGAAATTTCTCGTCTAGGTTGATCATCTTTCCTCGTAGTACAGTTTGCGGACTTTCCGTTGGCGGCGAGCCTCTTGGTATTTTAGGTCATTTTCTGTCAGGATTCCATGATTTTTAACAATATCTTTAGATTTTGTTAAAACTACCTGATCTAAATCAACCGCAGCTACGTGATCATCCACAATCCTCATCTGATTGGAACATCCACAGAACTGAACCTTACTACTACTTATCAATTCTGTATTACATACTTTGCATCTTGCAATTAACATTATTACACATTTAACCTCCTGGGAATTCTGGTGGAGTAGCTGCACTAAGACATACGTTTAAGTTTATAACTGTTCTATAGTGTGTATCTGTTTGTGAAACACCTCTATGCCTACATGAATTGGGAAATATTACTGCACGATTTGCAACTGACTCCACGATCTCTCCAGTTTCAAACTCTGTATACCCATTATTTGTATTCACATAGTAAATTATGGTAGTAAGATGTGGTTCTGGTATCTCCTGAATTCCATACATCAAAGATAGATCAACATGAAAATCAGATTTTATAGGATTTTCACATGGCAACTGTAGATTTGCTTTTATTCTAGATATAGCTATAATTCTTTGTTGATTTACAATAGGTAAAACATATTTAAAAAATGGAGAGTAATGTGCATACCTATAATCAGCAAACCAATGGTTCAATTGGGTATTTAATGGGTCACTGGAATTACCATTCATGTCCATCTCACCAGTTTTAGGTGCGAGTGTCCAAGGAAATTCCTTCTTCCTCATTATATTTTGTAATTCTTCATGATCCTTAGGATTGATGAATTGATCAACGATTTTTATTTCACTCATGAATCAAAATAATCTTTTCTATAGTAACGTCCAAGTATATTTGAATTGTAGTAGGCAGGTGTTCCGTCCTCTAGAGATTCAGTTAAAACTCCTCTTGTGAAGAGCTGTCTAGTCTCTTCATAATTGACTCTACCTGGGGTGGGATGCGTTGAGAGGATTTCTCTTTTGAAATTCTCTCTGCCCACTCTTCTAATGTCTTGTTTAAGGTCTTCAGAGCTTCCGTAGTATCGTTTCCAGTCTGATTCGCTTGTGACTCTACGCTTGCCACCTTTAGGTTTTCGTTTCTGGTAGAAATATTTTCTACCGATGTACTGTTGACCTGTCTGGAGATTAGTAATCCTGTAGACAAAACCGAACTGGTCGCCAATATCATCAGAAGTGAAAGGTTTACCCTCATATATCCAGGGGTTTTCGTAAACTCGTTCCTTAACCACTTGATCATAATATTACTCCTCAGTATTTAGCTCTCCATCTGGAAGACCCATAGTTTTATATTCAAGCTGAGTCTTTAGAAAGAGAACCTCTTCTTTGAGTTCCTCATTCTCTTTCTCTAGATACTCGCAATGTTCTTGGTAGATTATTACGCTCATGGTGCTATTTATGGTTCATCAAACAATACTTGGTTTATATATTGGTCTGCCCAACGCACACCAAAATATGCTTCTAAAATTTTTCTAGTTTTATCATTCTTTCTCTGATTAGTACAGTAGTCAGACTGTGCCATCCATCTCTGTTCTGCTCCACGACTATTCATAGTAGCTTTCCAGACAGCACCAACGTATACATCTAGATATTCGTTAACTACATTACAAAATACATCAATATCTTCTTCATCATCTAATCTTGCGAACTTACAGTACGGTGAGAAAATAGTACCCCATGCAGGGATCTCTCTAGTGTGTTTAAAACTATAGTATCTACTAATATCAGAGATATCTTCATAGATTGAATGTTCTATACCATCTACAGGAGAGATATCTGTAATAGCAGCAGTGACCTTACTCTTATTAGCTACAATATCAGCACCAAAAATAGGTAAATTAAACTCAGGATCTGGATACCAAATACAATGCAAGATATCTAATGGTCCTAGACTAGCAATTTCCATATGGACCTTGCGTAATCCAGTACACACGTGCATATCATTTTCAATGGTTAGTTTACCATCTTCTGTTTCTTTGTAGACTTCTCTAAACTTATCATCAACATCCATTTCCTCTATGTTAGGTAGAGTTTCTTGATGTTTGCGAATAATATTAGCTAGGTCATTAACTATGTGTCGCATAACTGAAAAAGAATTCTTTAATTAAAGTATGAGCCTCTTCTTTGCCAAATCTATTGGACAAATACCCTGAAATAGGGTCAAGTCTTATCATATACTTGTCAAAATCAATGTACTCTGAAGTGTCGTTACCAGTTGGTTGATTCTCATCCAACATATTTTTATAAAACCTCAGATATTTTTCAAATAGTGGTAAATATTCATCCACTTCATCTGGTTTACAATATCTAACAACAATGTTGTCAGAAAAATGATTACCTGCTTCAAAAAATCTATATGTACCCTCAGATTTAGGTAGATCTGGTGTATAAAACAAGTATTTTTCTACAGGATGTTGAAAATCAAACACAATAACAACTCTCTTGTCACTCATTCCCATGAGATCCATGCCAAAACAGGGTAAATTAGATCCTGTCTTAGGGTATATTATATTGTTATGAATACTACAGGATTTATCATCCCATATTTCAATTTGTCTAGACTTGATAATATGATCACCCTTATACAAATCAGCAGTCAGGTTTACACCCTTATCACTAGTCCATTCAGCATGTCTCTCAACAAATTCTATATCAGGAAAGACATCTGAGACAACGGTTTTATAATTTTTCCAAAGGTTCATCACTCATTCCCATGGGTCTGATATTTCTTGATTGATTCTTCCCATTCCTTCATGCTGCTCTGACAGTTTGGTGGTTCTGGGTCTGGAGGTATTCCCTTCATCCTTTTCCACTGACCGTACATTGCTTGAAGTAACCAACTTTGGGACAGAGATTTCGGTCCCTCTTTCAACAATTGGATTTGAAATTTGGATAGACCAGCCTTCGTCTCCAAATACTCCTGTCTCCACGATGTGTGGGGTGATTTGTCTGTCATCTGCCTCCCATAATTCATGTAACTTTTTAGTCTCTAAATCAACCCCCGCCATGGTCTGTAAGACTTTACCATCCCAGTACCATTTTTCTATGTATGAAAAAAGATATTTGAGAATAGTGTTAAGAGGTGGCTTCTGTTTACTGATCCACCTCTTTATCTTTAATAAGGTTGTATCTTTTCCTTTGCCAAGGGCAATTTCAAAGTTATAACTGAAACCCTGCGAAGGTGTCTTTTTTGACATCTTGTTTAATGCTCCCTATCATGTACGACTCTACCTCTGTCTCCTGTGGAGCTACTTGCAGTCCTTTAGAAGACAACCAGTGTGCAGTCCATGGAAGAGGATTGTTGCTGATAGGAGTGTCAAAGATTGCCTTGAGTCCAATAGACTTCAGACGACGATTAGCAGTCCACTCAACATACTTAGCGAGAAGTTTATCGTTAAGACCAATGATAGATCCATCTTTGAACAGATACTCTGCCCATAGCTTCTCTTCTTCTACAGATTCACGGAACATCTCATAGATAGTTTCTTCTTCTTCCTCAGCAATTTTCTTCATTTCTGGATCATCATCTTTCAACCAGTTGTTAAGAATATTCTGAGTTACAGTCATGTGTTGCGATTCATCCCTCGCAATAAGACCAATGATTTTAGCTGATCCTTCTAGAAGTTTGAGTTCACCGAAAGCGAAAGAACAAGCGAAGGATACGTAGAATCTGATTCCTTCAAGTATGTAGACATTTGCAACTGCTCTATAAAGTTTACGTTTAAGATCATTTAATGTCCATTCAGAATTAACATGATCTCTCCAACCATCTTTCCAAAGATTGCTTTGATCGTACTCATGTGCTGCATTAAGAAATTCATCATATGCTTTAGTAACTGATTGAGCACGTGCAAGGATCTTCTCGTCGTCTAGAATATGATCAAAAACATCAGAGGGGTCAGCATATACATTTTTAATAATGTGGGTGTATGAACGACTATGGATCATCTCCATGGTCTGCCATATATTCATACAACCTTCCAACTCAGGTAGAGAACAGTAAGGCATGAATGCCATACCAGGACCACGACCCTGTACAGAGTCTAATAATATCTGATACTTTAGATTACTAGTAAATATATGCTTCTGTGTTGCATTTAATGTCTGGTAATCTGCTCTATCCTTTTGCAACGAAACTTCTTCTGGTCGCCAGAAGAAGCCTAATTGATTTTGTGTTAATTTATCAAAGATAGGATATCTAAACTTATCATATCGTTGGACACCTAACGGAGGACCAAAGAACATCTTCTGTTTAGTAGTATCTACTTCGTCGGTATTAAATACCGTCATGCGTTCTACGCTAGTGCTATTCATGGGTTCGTTGGTTCTAAATTTTGCAGCTATCACAATCTTCTTCCTCTGTTTCTAGAATATCCTGTAATAAATCCTCTATACTCTGCTTCTTCTCTTCTGTAAATTCAGGTTCTTCTCCTTTTTGATCATATGTGTTTTGATAGTAAGAGGTCTTCCATCCATACTTAAAGGTTGTTAATAGATCCTGTGCCATTACACTGGTAGGAACTTCAGAGTCCTCATAATGAAGTGGATTGTAACTCCAGTTACCACTGATTGCTTGGTCAAAGAACTTCTGCATCACTGCTACTATATTAATATACCCTTCGTTACTAGGCATATCCCATAGCAATGTATAGTTATTCTTTAGTGTAGAATACTGAGGGACTATTTGTTTGAGTGGACCTTTCTTTGATTTCTTCGTTGACAAGTAATCTCTCGGTGGTTCAATTCCGTTTGTTGCATTTGACACAACGGAACTGCTCTCAGAAGGCATCTGAGCCGACAACGTGGAGTGCCGTAACCCTGTTGATTGTATGTCCTCCCGTAAACTTCCCCAATCAAGTGATAAGTCATTTGGTACAAGATCATCAACGTCCTTCTTGTATGTATCTATAGGAAGGATACCATCATAGTACTTAGTGCGATGAAAATAAACACATGGACCTTTCTCTTTTGCTAATTGGTTACTTGCTTTGAGAAGATTGTATTGGAATGATTCAGATAAATCATGTACTAATTTCCATGCTTTTTTGTCACTATACTTAACACCATTCTTAGCAAGATAATGTGCAAGACCAATAAATCCTACACCAATAGAACGTCTTGCAAGGGTGCTAATACGTGCTGCCTCTACTGGATAACCTTGATAGTCAATCAACTCATCCAAGGCACGTACAGCAAGGTCACATAGTTCTTCCATCTCATCTAAGTTACGTAGTTTACCTACGTTAACAGCAGATAGAATACACAATGCAATCTCACCATCACCATCAATATGACCAATAGGTGTAGTAGGTAATGTAATCTCTTGACATAGGTTACTCATGTTCACCTTGTCTTTAAATGATGAATGCTCATTGCAATGATCAATGTTCATAATATAAACACGACCAGTCTCTGCTCTCTCCTTAAGAAGATCAAGATTAATTCTTGGGCAGGGATAGACTTCCTTGGGATTGTCTGATCGGACTCGTATTGTCTGTAAAGTTCGTCAAAACCATCAGTTCCGAAAGCATCATATAGACCAGGAACATCATGAGGAGA